ATATTAAATGGTCTGCTTATAAATAAGTCATAAAGTTAGTCTATAATAATGGCACTACAAGGTATAGGAACTGGACTTGCACCAAATGATGGTCTTGGAGATACTCTCCTTACAGGAGCCGTCAAAATTAATGAGAATTTTGAGGAAATTTATAATGCAATTGGAGATGGTTCAAATTTACTAACAGGAAGTCCAAATCTTACCGTTGGATTTGTTACTTCTACTGGAGCATCATTTAGTGGAGATGTATCCATTGCAGGAACTCTCACTTATGAAGATGTAACTAATATCGATTCTATTGGATTGGTTACTGCAAGAAATGGACTGGATGTTACAGGTGTTTCTACATTCAATGATTCTGTAGGAGTTGGAACTGAGATTACTCTTGGAGCATCAAGTGGTATTATAACTGCAACAGAACTACATGTTGGATCTGCTGTCACCATAACATCAGCAGGTGTTAATGCAACTGGTATTGTTACTGCAACTACATTTCAAGGTTCTGGTGCTTTACTAGAAACAATTCCAAATGGTGCATTAAGTTTCTCAAATGTTTCTTATGGTGGAATTTCAGTAACTTTAGGTGGAAGTGATGATACTCCAGCATTTGATTTAACTGATGCAACTAACTATCCATATTCTTCACTAACAGGCATTTCAACTCACCTATTGGGAGATGGATCACCTCAACTAGGTGCTGATTTAGATCTCAATAATTTTGATATTACTGGAATTGGTGATATTTTACTTGATAATGGTAATGTAACACTTACTTCTGGAACTATTTCTGCTTCTGGAAGTATAACTGGTGGATCTATTGTTAGATCTGGTGGTACATCTGCTCAATTCTTAAAAGCAGATGGTTCTGTTGATAGTAATACTTACTTGACATCATTAGGAACTGCTATTGTAGATGGTGATTTTTCCAGTAATGGACTGATGAAACGCAGTGGTGCTGGAACATATACAATTGTAACTGACAATTCTGGTAACTGGAACACAGCATATGGTTGGGGAGATCATGGCACTCAGGGTTATTTAACATCATTGGGTAATGCTATCTTAGATAGTGATTTCTCCAGTAATGGTTTCATGAAGAGAACTGGTGCTGGAACATATACTGTTGATACAAATACTTATTTGACATCAGAAACAAGTCATGCCGATGTTCTTGTGGATGGTGATTTCACCAGTAACGGTTTCATGAAGAGAACTGGTGCTGGATCATATACTGTTGATACAAATACTTATGGAGCAATAACTGAATCGACATGGACACCCGTATTTGAAGGTGCTACTACGGCTGGAACCTACACTTATGGTAGTCGGGTAGGGACCTATATTCGGATTGGAAACATGATTACTGCAATATGTAATCTTACTAACATCAACACGTCTAGTGCAGGATCTGGTCCTATTCAAATCACAGGACTTCCTTCTAATTCTGGAGCATCAAAGGGAGTTGCAGTAGGTAGTTGCACTCTTTCCAATTTTAACGTGGCAGCATCAACTGTTAATCTAACTGCCGAAATTGCTGCTGGAACTTCAGTAATTGTTATCAAGGAAACATTAGACGGTGGTGTTATTGGCAACGTGGAGGTTACGGACAAAGTAGACAACTTTGCGGATATTCGTGTCACAATTACATATTTCACTGCTTGATCATAAATAACCCTACGATTAACCTAATAAATAACTAGAAAATAAACGATCATGTCTGCAATTGTAACAGATCAACTTAGAATATTGAATGCAAAGAATTTCATTACTGAAATTACTTCTGCTAACAATAACTATTATACATTCGTTGGATTGACAAATCCAAATGAATACTTGAGTTCCTGGGATGAAGATCCTCCTGCACCAAAAGACAATTTTGACCAGGAGAACCATAACTGGGATACAATTATTGGTTTGAAAAAAGTTGATTCTAATAATGTTAGATTTGCTTTGAAGAAAAATACCTGGACATCAGGTATTACCTATGACATGTATAGACATGACATCAATAGGGATAAAGTATCACAACCATCACTAGCAACCAGTCTATATTCTGCTAATTTCTTTGTCGTAAACAAAGACTTTAAAGTATATGCTTGTTTACAAAATGGGACAGATCCAGAAAACCCAAATGGTAGACCTTCTCTAGATGAACCAACGTTCATTGACCTAGAACCAAGAAGTGCTGGTACAAGTGGTGATGGATATATTTGGAAGTATCTTTATACAATTAATCCAAATGATATTATTAAGTTCGATACTCTAAATTATATCACAGTTCCAACTGATTGGGACACTGCAGACGAATATCAATCAGTTAGATTAAATGCACAAAATAGTGGTCAGTTAAAAATTGCAACTGTCAAAACTAGAGGTGTTAATGTAGGATCACCAAACCAAGTTTATACTTGCGATATTGTTGGTGATGGAACTGGTGGTGAAGCAACAATCGTAGTTGATAACCAATCAAAAGTTGATTCTGTCACTATTTCAAATGGTGGATCTGGGTATACTTATGCACGTATTGATTTAACTACAGGAAATTTTCCAACCAGTTCTACAACCACTCCAACTTTTGATGTCATTATTCCACCAAAAGGCGGTCACGGTGCTGACATCTATAGAGAATTGGGATGCACAAAAGTCCTAATTTATTCTCAAATTAAGAATGATGCTACAAATCCAGACTTTATTGTTGGAAATAGAGTTGCAAGAATTGGAATTATTGCAAATCCAGAAGAATTTAATTCAACCGAAGCTCTTGAAAGTAATCAAGCAAGTGCTTTGTATGCATTGAAACTTACTGGTGTTAATGCTGCAAACGATTATATTAATGCAGTGTTTGAATCAAATGCAACTGTTACCCAGACAGTCTCTGCTGGAGCAACAGCAGTTGGTAGAGTTGTTTCTTATAATAAAAATACTGGGGTTCTAAAATATTGGCAAGATAGAATTTCTCATGGATTTGATAATGATTTAGAAAATACTGATGAGATAGGAACATATAGTAATGATTTAATTCAGTTTACTGCAACTCCAGGAACTGGTGGTAGTTTAAATATTACTGGTTCTAATCAGGATTTACAAATTGACGATACATTTAGTGATGATAAATTCGTCATAAATAACCTAAGTTACTATCTTGGTCAGACATTCACAAAAGGTGTTTCTAACCCAGAAGTGAAAAAATATTCTGGAGATTTGGTTTATGTTGATAATAGACCATCTATTACAAGATCTGAAAACCAAAGAGAAGATATCAAAATCGTATTGCAGTTCTAAAGAATTATGCCACAGCTAACTAATCTCAACACATTTCCTTATTTTGACGATTTTGATGAGTCAAATAATTTTTATAAGGTGTTGTTCAAACCTGGACAACCTGTTCAGGCTAGAGAGCTTACAACTCTACAGAGTATTATTCAAAATCAAGTAGAGCAGTTTGGTAATCATGTCTTTAAAGAGGGATCTGTAGTAATCCCTGGTTCTTTAGTTGTAAAAGCATCTCAGGCTTTTCTAGAACTTGAAAAAACCTTCAATGGTTTAGATATAACACAATATCTAGATCAATTAGTTGGAAAGACCATTGTTGGTTCAGATAGTGGTGTAAAAGGAAAAGTTGAAGGATATCAAGAGACGTATATAATTGTTAGTTTATTTGAAACTGGTGAAGATAATGAACTAGAGGAATTTTTAGTAGAAGAAGACATTTATGTAGAAGAAGCTATTCCTTTAACTGATGCTGCAATTACTAGTTTTGCTGCGGGTGCTTCAGTAGCAACAGTTCAGGCAATTGATGAAGGATGTGTTGCTAAACTTACAGAAGGTGTATTTTATCTAAGAGGATATTTCGTAGAAGTACCAGAACAACTTTTAATTGTTTCTACTGATGAAGGAACACCATCATTTAGATTAGGTTTTGAGGTTGAAGAAAGTCTTGTTTCTTCTTACGATGATGAGTCACTTTATGATAACTCACAGGGATTTGTTAACTATGCTGCTCCTGGTGCTGATCGATTAAAAATCGAAGCTAAAATGGTTGCGGTGTTTGATGAAGATGATATTCCCCAAAATTTTATTGAGTTAGCACAAATAGAAAATGGATTAATCAAAACTTCAAAAGTTGAAAATCCAGAGTATAATATTCTTGCAGATGAAATGGCAAGAAGAACATATGATGAAAGTGGTGATTATTATGTAAAACCATTTACTTTAGAAGTAAAAAATAGTTTAAACGATTTTAAAGGAAGTGATGGTGTATATGCTGAAGACGAAACTACAGTATCTGGAGAAATTCCAAGAGATGATTTAGCAGTATATCAAATTTCAGCAGGTAAAGCGTATGTTCAAGGTTATGAAGTAAATATTCCTTCTGGTTTTTCTTTAGATATAGAAAAACCAAGAACTACAAAAGAATTTAAATCTCAAGCAGTAGAATATGCAACTGGTTCTACATTAAGACTTAATAATGTGTATGGTGCTCCAAAAATTGGACTATCAACAACATATACAGTATCTCTTAGAAGTGAAAGAGTTGGATCAGCAGCAACAATTGCAGCAGGTAAAGAAATTGGTCTGGCAAGAGTTTATGATTATGCTCTTGAAACTGGATCTTATGATGCTACCAATCCACTTACTAATTCATTTGATTTAACCTTATTTGATGTTGTTCCATTTACAGACCTAACTCTAAACCAAAATCTAACATCACAGCAGATACCTACATTCATTAAAGGTAAATCTAGTGGTGCTGTTGGTTATCTCAGATATGAAGCAACAAATACTGGCATCATTACTGCATATAACGTAACTGGTAACTTTATTAAAGGTGAAGAACTGATCTTTAATGGTGAAGATAGTGATAGAATTGTTCTATCTTCAACAAACTATGGTATTTCTAACGTTAAGTCAGTTCATGGTGAAATTGGAATTACTACATTCTCTGGTGATGTAAGACAGACTCCTGTATTGGAATTGGGTCTATGTGAGCTCACTGCTAGTGGAGCAACAATATCACAGGCAGATAGAGACTTTACAAAAGATTTTGTTGTAGGTGATCTAATTTCATTTAGAAAATCTGGTGATACTCTGTCTACACTTAATAGAGTAACAGCAGTAACTGCAGATGACTTAACTGTAGAAGCAACACAAGCAGTTACAGGTGTTCACAATGGAGCATTGCATGGTGATGGAGATGTCAATATTACCAAAGTAACTACACAATTAGGTGATAATGGATCTGATACTTTATATACACCATTACCAAAAGAAAATGTAGCAGATGTAACTCTAACAGATTCTACAATCACCATTAGAAAAGTTTTTAATGAACCAATTGTTGCCGATGAAACTGGCGGAAGACTGACGATTCTTCCTGCCGATCTTGAAACTGGTGAAACATTCTTACCATTTGATGAAGAAAGATATATTGTTGTCAATGCAAATGGTGAAACTGAAGCATTAACTGAAGATAAGTTCACAATTACGAGTGGAAGTAGAGAGTTAATCATTAAGGGTCTAAGTGTTCTTGGTTCAGCAACCCTAGTTGCTACACTGAAGAAGACTCAAGTAAAAGCACAAAATAAAATTAAGAATAGAGTTAAAACTATTCTAGTAGATAAGTCTTCCGTTGCAGGATCTGGTATTGGAGCAACTACACTAAATGATGGTTTAACATATGGTAATTATCCATATGGAACAAGAGTTCAAGATGATACAATATGTCTTCTAGAACCAGATGTAACCAAAATTCATGCGATTTATGAATCATCTACAACAGGAACACCTCAATTACCAAGACTGACTATAAGTGATATTAGTAGTTTTAATGGAAGTGTTGAAGACGCATTAAATGGTGAAGAAATTGTTGGTAGTAGTAGCAATTGTGTTGCTGTCCTAGTAAATAAAGTAAATGCATCAACTCTTGAAGTAGTCTACATCAATGGTAAAGAATTTACTGTGGGTGAAGACATTACATTTAAAGAATCTTCAATTGTTGCACAAGTAGATGTAATTGTTGATGGTGATAATGACATTACTTCAAAATATAATTTTAATAATTCAGCAAAGTCAACCATTTATGATTATTCTAGAATTATTAGAAAACCAAATACAAAACCACCTACGAAAAAGTTAACTGTAGTATATGAATATGCAAGTATTGATAGTTCTGATACTGGAACTTTAGTAACTGCTAATTCTTATGAAAATTTCAATTATGCAGATATTCCAACAGTTGATGGTCTAAGACAAAGTGATATTATTGATATCAGACCAAAAGTTAAATCATATTCAGTATCCGAAGGTGTCAGATCTCCTTTTGAATTTTTAGGTAGATCATTTAATTCAATTCAAAATAATAATCTAAACGTATTAGCGTCTGATGAGACAATTGAACTAGATTATTCAATTTACTTGGGAAGAATTGACAGATTGTTCTTAACAAAGCAAAAATCTTTCCAGGTTGTTCAAGGAACTCCAGAGGAAACTCCAGAACCACCAGTTCCTATTGATAATGCAATGGAGGTTGCTGTAGTAACATATCCTCCATATTTGACCGATGTAAAAGATGCAAAAGTATCTCTTCTAGATCATAAGAGATATAGAATGCAAGATATTGCATTATTGGAGAAGAGAATTGCAAATCTTGAGTATTACACTCAACTATCTCTATTAGAAACAAATACTGCAAATCTAGAGATCAAAGACTCTGATGGAGCAACTAGATTTAAGTCTGGTTTCTATGTTGACAACTTTACATCAACAACAAACCAAATTAAACTTGGTTCCAAGAATGCGATTGACCCAGAGAACAATGAATTAAGACCTTCTGCTTATACAACAGAACTTGACCTAATTTTAGGTTCAACTGCTTCTACTGGAGTCAATGGAGTTATTGATGCTAATTCTGATATACGTTTTGCCCAAGACCTTATTGCTGAAAATATTAGAAGATCTACTGTAGATCCAAACGGAAGTGCTGGAACAGATGGTATGGGTGTTATCACCCTAGATTATGAAGAAGTCACCGCTGAGCAGCAGTTAACAGCAACAAGAGTTGTAAATGCTGCACCATACTTTGTTGATTTCTATACTGGTCAAGTCACACTTAACCCTTCCTCTGATATTTGGGTTGAGCAATCAAGAATTGAGACTCAAACTATTGAAGGATTGATTGGTGGTGTTACCCAGACTAATATTACAGCAACTCCTGCAGATTTAGATCCTCAGGCAGGTTGGTCTCCAACATTATGGGGTGGTTGGAATAAAAACTGGACTGGAAGAACAGTAACTAGAAGAACTGTATCTGGTAGAGACTCTCAAACACTACGTGGTGGTCGTGGCACAAGACCAGGAAGAGCTACCGCAAGTGCAACTGCAACTGTACAAACAGTTACTAGAACAGGAACTGCAACTCAACAAGGTTTCTCTCAAAGAATAAGATCAGTACCTGGAAATAGCATTGATCTTGGAGACAAACTTGTATCAAGTGATGTTTCCTCATTTATGAGATCAAGAAATATTGAAATAATTTCAAAAGGTATGAAACCTCATACCAGATTGTTTGCATTTTTTGGATCATCAAGTGTAACTAGGTATTGTGTACCAAAACTTCTAGAAATTGAAATGATTTCTGGAACTTTCACTGTTGGTGAAACTGTTACTTCTGCTGGAGCAAATTCAAGAATACCTGGTGTAAATCAAGATCTACCATATATTTCATTTAGAGTTGCTGATGCTCATCACAGAACTGGACCATTTAATGATCCCCAAGATGTTTATACAATAAATCCTTACACACGTGAGGAAATGCCTGATATCTATTCTACAACATCATCCACATTGAATGTTGACTTAGCATCAATGGCATTAGCTCCAACTGGTGAGTATTTTGGTTATATTAGTGAAGGAATGATTCTTCAGGGTAGAACTAGTGGTGCAAGAGCAAAAATTACGACTTTAAGACTTACTACTGATAATGTTGGAATGATGCAAGCATCATTCTATGTACCAAATCCCAATGCACAAGGAACTCCTAAGTTTAAGACTGGCAATGTAACATTTAAACTTAGTGATGCAGATACATTAGATCCAGTCGAAGGTGTTGCATACACTGGTGGTGAAAAAGATTTCTTTGCTCAGGGCACTATTAATAATGTTCAAGGTCAAGTAATTTCTACAAGAAATGTAGAGGTTACTAACGCATATACGCAGCAATCTAGACCTATCAGAAGACAGAGAGAAACTCTTGTAAATCTAGAAGTTGATCTGGACGTTACACTTCCACAACCAGTACCAATTCCTCGTCCACAACCACGTCCTAGACCACAACCACGTCCTAGACCACAACCTAGACCACAACCAACACCAACGCCTAGACCTAGACCTAGACCTGTACCAAATCCAACACCAAATCCACGTCCAGCTCCTAGACCTAGACCAACACCACGTCCTAGACCAACACCACGTCCTAGACCCAGACCTAGACCACAGCCACGTCCAAGACCAAGACCTGTACCTAGAACAAGACCTGGACGTAGACCACAGCCACGTCCAAGACCAAGGCCACGTCCTAGACCAAGACCAAGGCCACGTCCTAGACCAAGACCTAGACCAAGGCCACGTCCTAGACCAAGACCTAGACCAAGGCCACGTCCTAGACCAAGACCTAGACCTAGACCTAGACCAGAAAGAAGAGATCCTATTGCACAGTCATTTATGGTTGGTAGTGCAGCAGATCCTACTGGTATCTTTGCTACATCAGTTGATCTGTACTTTAGAACAACATCAACAACGGGACAAACTTGCTTTGTTGAATTGAGACCTATGGTAAATGGTCTTCCTTCTTCGGATGTTATCTACCCAATGTCTCAGGTTGTCTTAACGGGTGAGCAAATCGAAGTTTCTGAAGATGGAACTGTTGCAACAACTGTAACATTCCCAGCACCAGTTTACTTGGAAGGTAATAAAGAGCATTGTATTGTTGTTGGTTCTAATTCCACAGACTTTACATTATGGGTTTCTAGACTAGGTGAAGTTGATGTTACAACGTTAGCACTTCCAGAATCTCAGCAGGTTCCAATTACCAAGCAGTCATCTCTTGGTTCTATGTTTAAATCTCAGAACTCTTCTACTTGGACACCAAGTCAGTATGAAGATCTTAAGTTTAGACTTAGCAGAGCAGATTTCGTGGAGGAAGGATCTGTTAGTTTCTTTAACCCAGACCTATCTACTGGAAATAGACAAGTAGCAACACTCAAGAAAGATTCTCTAGAAATGAATTCTAGAAGAATTATTGTTGGACTTGGAACAACTGCAAGAAATTGGGGTGAAGATATTGTTCCTGGAAATACTGTTATTCAAGATGGTTCAAATGCATCGGGTAATTATGTAATGGGTCTTGGCATTGCTACTGGCACAATGTCAGTCACTAATGCTGGACTTGGACTCACACCTTCCACTGGATTCTTCCAATACAACAACGTACCATTAACCAAACTAACTGGTAGAGGTGAAAATGCAACTGCAAATATTCATGTAAACAATGGTGTTGCAGCTGCTGCTACAATTTCTGACGGTGGTAATGGATTTAAAGTTGGTGATGTTCTAACTGCTACTATTGGTGGTGGAGTTGGTAGAAATCTGCAACTTTCCGTAACAGATACTTTCGGTATTAGTGAACTTATTCTTGATCAGGTTCAAGGTAACTTTACTGTAGGTGGTGGAAATACCTTAAGATACATCAATTCTAGTGGTATAACTACCGAGTTTACCGATCAAGGATCTACAGATGTTCTAGTTGCACCAAGAGTAATAACTGATGGACTGCATATCAAGGTAAATCATCTAAATCATGGTATGCACGCAGATACAAACACTGTTACTATTAATAATGTTTCTTCTGATGTTCCTGTCGTAAGACTTGAAGGTGATTATCTACTCAATGCTACTGATGATCTTGTTATCTCAGATGCATCCAACTTTGAGAACTTTGAGGGTGTTGGTGTAGGAACCACTAACCCAGGTTATATGAGAATTGAAGATGAAATTATTTCTTATACTTCAGTAACTGGCAATACTCTTGGTGGTATTACCAGACGTGTTGATTCTACATTCGGTGGTGCATATGAAGATCAATCTATTGTTGAAAAGTATGAAACTGCTGGTATTTCTCTAAGAAGAATTAATAAGGATCATGCACTACAAGATGCAACTGTAACTGAGGATGTTGGTCTTGACCACTACACTCTCAGAATTGATACATCTGCAAATGGTGTTGATAGATCAACTTCAGCATCATTCCCAGCATTATATGTAAATGAAACTAAATCTGCTGGTGGTGAAGGTGTAACTGCTACACAGAATATTCATTATGAAATTATGAAACCAATCGTCCAATCAATGGTTCTTCAAAGAACTAATTTGACTGCTAGAGCAAGAACAGTTACTGGATCTAGTATTGATGGTAATGAAGTTTCATTCTTAGATGCTGGTTATCAATCAATCAATCTTGATGATGATAATTACTTTGATACACCAAGAATAATCCCATCTAAGGTAAATGCTGATTCTTTATTGACAACACTACCAGGAAACAGATCATTTGAACTTGAACTTAATATGACATCATTTGATCCTAGACTATCACCAGTCATTGACTTGGATAGAATTGGTGCCGTATTCGTCTCTAACAGAGTTAATAATGTAGTTACTGATTTCGTAACTGATCCACGTGTAGCAACTGTTCAGGATGATCCTAGTGCATTCCTATATGCAACTAAACCAATTGGTCTGGAAATTCCAGCAACTAACATTAAGTTAATGTGTTCTGCATATATTAATAACTTCTCTGATATTAGAGCATTCTATGCATTAACCAATGATCCATCAGAAACATTAATTTATTACCCATTCCCTGGTTATGATAACTTACTTGAAAGTGGTCAGGTAATTGATCCATCTAAAAACAATGGTAGACCAGATAAGTTGGTCCCACCAACAGACAATAAAGGATTTGCATCTACAGAATTAACATTCAAAGATTATACCTTTACTGTCGAAAATCTACCATCATTCAAGTTCTTTAGTGTGAAATTAGTTGGAACCTCAACCAACCAGTGTTACCCACCAAGAATTCGTGACCTAAGAGCAATCGCATTCGCATAACATGTACTTAAAAGTAGAAAATCATTCAAACCTATATCGTGATTCATCCACAAATGCAATTGTCAACACAGATATGACAGAATACCAAAACTATATGAACTCCCTCCAACATAAAAAGAGGGAGTTGAAAAGAATGAAAACTCTTGAAGATGATGTTAAATCCGTTAAGGATGATCTCAAAGAAATTAAGGATCTGCTCAAATGTCTAACCAAAGAATAACATTTAACCCTAATGTTAATGCACCATACGGAGTAAATTTCTCAATTTACCCAGGTTCTGATCTAAAAGTAAATTTCACTACTTATAATATGAGTAGTGGAAGATATGACTTTGATGGTTGGTCAGGTTCTGCTCAGATGTCTAAAAGTGTGTCCATTGGTTCAACAATGTATGCACACGGAACATTTGATTTTAGTTTTACAAGTGCATCAAACGGTGAATTCAAAATTGCAATGGGTGCATCAGATACTAGAGCATTGACTTCTGGAAGATATTATTACGATATATTGGTAAGTTCTGGGACTACAACATACAAAATTGTAGACGGAAATATCATGGTACAACCAGGTATTTCTTCTGCTCCCTAAATAATTTTAAAGCTGTAATAAAATGGCACAACCATCATCTAGACAAGATCTAATTAACTATGTTAAGAGACAATTAGGTGCTCCTGTTCTAGAAATCAATGTTGCTGATGAGCAGATTGATGATCTAGTTGATGATGCTTTGCAATATTTTCATGAAAGACATTTTGACGGTGTAGTTAGAACATATTTAAAATACAAAGTAACACAGGATGATATAGATCGAGGAAGATCTAGAGGTGGTGAAACTGTTTCTGGTATTACTACCGACACAGTAACACAGACCGTTGGTTCAACCTCTTCATTTGCATTTGAAGAGAACTCAAATTATCTACCAGTTCCTAGTTCAATTACTGGTGTAAATAAAATCTTCAGACTTCAATCATCATCTGCAACTAGTGGATCGATGTTCAGTGTGAAGTATCAGTTATTTTTAAACGATCTATATTATTGGGATTCCATTGATCTTCTTCAATATTCAATGGTTCAATCAAAACTTTCTGATATTGATCACTTACTAAATCCACTTAAGAATTTTAGATTTAATCAAAGACAAGATCGTCTCTATATTGATGCAGACTGGGGAACATTAGTTGAAGATGATTACTTTGTTATTGATTGTTGGAGACTTCTTGATCCGAGCACATATACTCAGGTATGGAACGATTCGTTCCTTAAGATGTACCTGACTGCCCTTGTGAAGAGGCAATGGGGTCAGAACCTAATGAAGTTCCAAGGAGTTAAACTTCCAGGTGGTGTAGAACTTAATGGTCGTCAAATGTTTGATGATGCAGAAAAAGAACTTGAAAGAATTAGGGAGAAGATGTCATCCACATATGAACTTCCACCTCTAGACATGATCGGTTGATACCATGTTAAATCCCTACTTTCAACAAGGTTCACGAAGTGAACAGAATTTAGTCCAAGACTTAATCAATGAACAGTTGAGGATGTATGGTGTAGAAGTATACTACATCCCAAGACAATATCTAACTAAAAATACAGTAATTGAAGAAGTAATTCAATCAGAGTTTACGAGTGCATATCCGATTGAGGCATATGTCAACAATTATGATGGTTATGACGGACAAGGAACATTACTATCAAAATTTGGCATTACAGATTTAGACGATTTAACCCTTATTATCTCTAAGGAGAGATATGAGCAATATATCACACCTCTGATTAGAGATCTTCCTAATATTGAATTAGCAACTAGACCAAAAGAAGGTGATCTAATCTATTTCCCATTTGGTGATAGATTGTTTGAGATTAAGTTTGTTGAGCATGAGCAACCATTCTATCAACTCCAGAAAACTTATGTCTATGAGTTAAGATGTGAACTATTCAGATATTCTACAGAAGTTGTCGATACTGGTGTAGATAAGATTGATGATAACTTTACCGATCAAGGATATATTCAAACATTCACCACTGCTGGTGCGGGTGAAACTGCTGCAGCATATGCAGGCATCGTTGATGGTGCTTTGAGTGGAACATTCTACTTCTCAGACAAAGGTTATGGATATAATAAACCAGTAACTGTAGCTATATCTACTGCACCTACAGGTGGTGTAAATGCTTCTGGTATCGTTACTGGAAGAACTACATATGGTTCTGGTGGAGCTGAGTTCTTAACAATTCAAGGAATAGAATTGGTAAATCCAGGTGCTGGATATACTATTGCACCAACTCTTGTCATTAGTGGCAGTACAACAGGAGTTGGAGCAGCTACCACTGTTGGTATTGTAACCATGGGTGCTGTTGGTGTTGTTACTGTTACTAGTGTCGGAGCTAATTTTGTTGAAGAACCTACAGTAACATTCTCAGCACCACCTGGTGCTGGAACCACTGCAACTGGTAGGGTAATTCTTGCTTCAGATAATACTGTAAGTGCAGTTAGAATTACTAACGTTGGATCGGGTTATACAGTTGCTCCTTCTATTACCTTTGGGGAACCAAATCAAATTGCAAGTGGAAACTTTGAGTATAACGAAATAGTAACGGGAACTTCTGGAGTGACTGGAAGAGTTAAGTCTTGGAATGTTGGAACTAGAAAATTACGTCTATCAAACCTTTCTGGAGACTTCTCAAATGGTGAAGTAATCACTGGTGGAACATCTGGAGCACAACATAAAATTGTTATCCTAAATACTATTAGCGATAATCCATTAGTCGATGACAACACTTATGATGTTCCAGAGACATCATCTA